TTATAACGGAGCTGTTGTTACTGATGGTGACACAGGAATTGGAGCAGGTAGAACGACATTTGAACTAGTATTCGCTGAAAAGTGGTTTACTAAAGTTCATGTAATTTCTGGTATTCATCCAGATATATATCAAATTAGAATTTTAGAAGAGCCTGTTGCAGAAGCTCCTAATAGATATGTGTACACATGTGAAGCATGGGGTGGACAAGAATCATTAGCGGGTATTCCTGGTTCTGAATTAGTAGCAAACAATAGATTCTCTATTGAATCTGCTTATGTTGAAGACGAACTTTCTATTGAAGGTGCTGGAATTCAATTCACATCTCCTTACTTAATGAGAAATAGTGTTTCTAACTTACGTTTTGAACATAAAGTTTCTGGAGCAATGATTGATTGTAAAGTTGAACCAGTTTATTTTGCAGGTATTGAGACAAGAGATCCTAATAGCGGTAAAGTACATTCATCTAATACATGGATGCAAGAAGTACACTGGCAGTTTGAAAAAGCATTATCTAGAATTAAATCTAGAACATTGATGTTTGGTAAAACAAATCGTGCTGAAAATGGTGGATTCTTAAACAAAGGAAAATCAAATATTGAAATTAAAGCAGGTTCTGGAATTAGAGAGCAAATTGAAGTAAGTAATACTACTTATTACAATAGATTCTCAATTAGATTACTAGAAGATATGCTTTATGAGTTATCTGAAGGTAAACTAGATTTCTCAGAACGTAAATTTATGTTGCGTACAGGAGAAAGAGGTGCAGCACAATTTCACAGAGCTGTAACAGCTGAAGCATCAGGATGGATTAACTTAACACAAAATAACCCTGCTGTAACGCAAAAGGTTAGTTCTAAGTTTCATTCAAATGCATTTAAAACTGGATTCCAATTCACTGAATGGACAGCACCTAATAATGTAAGTGTATCTATCGAGGTTGATCCTATGTATGATGACAAAGTAAGAAATAAGTTATTGCATCCAGATGGAGGTGTAGCTGAATCTTACAGATATGATATTTTATATATCGGATCTAGCGATGAACCAAATATCCAAAAGATTAAAGTTCGTGGTGAAGATGAATTAAGAGGTTATAAAGCTGGTATTAGAGATCCGTTTACGGGTCGTAGAGGTGGAGTTATGAATCATATGGAAGATTCTGCTGTTATTACAGCAATGTGTATGACTGGAGCGATGGTAAAAGATCCTTCTAGAACTGCAACATTAATCCCTTCAATATTAGGATAGTATATTAAAGGCTTAATAGGGGTGTGTCTTAAACACCCCTTTTTTTACAATTAAAATTTTAACAATGGGAGTAGTTAAAGAAAAAGAATTTACATTACCAGATACAAAAGTAACAGTTAAATATATTAAAAGACGTAAGGGAATGGCTGCTGGTGAGCATATCACTGCTGACCACGTTATCTCAGGAGGAATGTTAATTAATTCCACTAAACGTTTTACAGTACCACTACAACGTAATGGAGGATTGGCTAATATATTAACTAAAGTTGAAAAAGATTATTTAGAAGGTTCTGATGCATTGAGAGGTGCTAACTTATCTATCTATAGTGATTTTTGGAGAGACTTTTATGTTACACTTAGAAAAGAGGACAATGTGTTTGATATGAGTAGACCAATGGAGTTTATTCAAGTTAGACTATTAGAATCTCTAAAAGATCACGTAGCACCTTCGTGGGACAAACGAAATGATAAACAAAGTTATCAATTTGTTATAGTTGCTGAAGGAGAAGAATTTAAAGAAACTAAGCGTAAGTATGATGCTAAGAAAGAAGCCTTTAAATTATATGGTAAAGTAGAGGATGATAAAGAACAATTACTTGGAATCTTAAAGTTAATCACTAATAAACCATTATCAAAAGGTTCTAAATTAGATTGGATTCAAGGTCAAGTTGAAGAGTTCATTGATAATTCACCAAGGAAATTTGTTGAGTTAGTTAAGGACACTTCATTTAATACTAAGATATTAATTCATAGAGGAGTTGATTCTGGTGTTATATTAAAACGATCTAATAAATACAGTACTGTAGATGGTTTATCATTATGCGAGGCAGATGAAAATCCAACTTTTGACAATGCTGTTAAGTATTTAGATAATGACAGAAATCAAGAAGTTAGATCTTTAGTAGAAGCTAAAATTAAAAACGCTGAATAAATGACTACTACAGAATTTTCAAATACGTTTGACATATTATATGATAATATAGCAAGTAAAAGTGCTCCAGGTTTGGACTTATATGAAAAATCTGTTTACTTAACAAAGGCTCAACTTGAGATAGTTAAGAATCATTATTTAAATCAGAATAAGTATCAAGCTTCATTTGAAGGTAATGAGAAACGAAGAATTGATTTGAAAGAATTAATTAGAAATTATGAAACAAATACGTTACTAGTTTCTAATATTGGTTTATCAACAATGTCTAAGTTTTATCAATTACCTAATGATTTATTTTTAACAATTCAAGAACAAGTTATTTTTAGTTCAACTACTAATACTTGTATTAATAACAAAGTTGTTAAAGTGATTCCTAAGACACATGATGAATATAATGTGCAAATTAAAAATCCTTTTAAAAAACCAGATGAAAATGTGGTATGGAGATTGGATTATAGTAAGCAAAATAATATTGATAATGTGGAACTAATATCCAAGTATGACATTCAAAAATATCAGTTAAGATATATAAAATTTCCATCGCCTATTATATTAACCTCATTAATTTTAGGGGATTTTTTAGGAATGGAATTATCTATAGATAGTCAAACTAACGAACAAACAAGTGAGTTAGATGAGAGTATTCACGATGAAATAATTAATAGAGCTGTAGAATTAGCAGTTAGAGATTACAAAGAATCTAATTTACAAAATAAGATTCAAACAAATTTAAGAGACGAGTAAACAATTTTTAAACTAAATTAAAACAAATGGCAGTATTTGGACCAAATCAAGTAGGTGAAGTAATCGTTGGTAACGCAGTAGCAGCAGAGACTACAGTAGCAACTTTTATCACATCCGCATCTGATAAAGAAATTAAAGTATTATCAAAGAATGGTGGAGCACCTGCAGTAGGTGTGCCGTTCAACATATTACAAAAGACTAGTGGAGACTCCGCTAAGAATTTAAATTACGAATTCACAGACGTAGTTAAACCAGGACAAGTAAATAGTGTTACACTAGCAGCTTATAGCCCTGCTGTAGCTAAAGTAGTTACAGTAAGTGGATTTACAGTAGGACCTAGAGCTAATACAACTTACGAAGTGTTAATTAGAATTACTGAAGATGGTGGTTCATTATCTACTGAAAACTTTAGGGTTATTCAAGGTTTTTATGTAACTGGCGATGATGTAACAGGTATTACTAATAATATCATAATGGATGGTATTATAGCTAATATTAATAAAGCACAAGAAAAAGAAGGTACTAACAATTTTACTTTAGCTAGAGTAGGTACAACTATTACAGTAACTGAGGTATTAAAAGCTAGTGATCCAGCAAAAGATATTGCTGATCCATTACAATTTGATGTACAAGCTTACATTAAAGGTAATACACCTAACCCAGCTACAGGAAACACAACTAGTTATAGTGATTTATCAGTAGCTGTTACAACTGCACAAAGCGCAGGTGTAGGTACTGGTAAAGGAATTGCTAATTATGAGTGGTTTACTAAAGGTTATAAATATGAAGTATATAGAGATACTGGCTATCCAGCTAATTTTAATACTCCGTACTACGCACAAGACCAATCTAAAACATATAATGTAATTAGTATTAATCATTATTCTGAAAATGTTGTAGTAGGTGTTGAACGTCAACCTAAATCAATTACAATTGCTGTAGAATTTACAGTAGGCGATGTAGCAACTAATGCTGCTACAAACGATGTATTAGCTGATTTAAGAACTGTTCTAGGAGCAGGTGCTGTACCAGCAGATTTAGCAGTAGCGTAATCAAAACAATTAAAATAATTAATCTAAGGGGTTGAGTCTTGAAACTCTTCCCCTTTTTTTATTTCAAAAAATATGATATCAATAAATATATTAAAAATAACAAATGATAGATCTACTATAAATGTATCTGTAGAAACTTCAGTGGGTAATACTATTGATTCTGCTAAATTATGGACAGATTCTACATTTAAAGATTATACAAAAGCTATTGATATATCTAGTAAACTTGAAGGTATTAATAACAAAGAAGTATTTTCTATTAATATAGGGGATATAGGTGAAACAGGTACTTTTGACGGTATTTATTTTATTGAATTTACAGCAACTAACGTAGTATCTATAGGGAATGATTGTGTAGATTATGACGAACTTATTTCATTAGGGGTTGTTGCTAATTTAGGATATTTTCAGGAATGTTTATTAGAAGATATTTTAAAAATAAACTATAATACAGATGATGTAATTAATAGTGATGAAATAACAAATATAATAAACGTTAAAGTTTTAATGGATGCCTTGTGTATATCAATTAAATTTGGTTATTATCAAGAAGCAATTGATATATTAAATAATTTACGTAAGTTATGTAAATCTAATACAAATTGTATTAGCTGTAATGATCTTAATACACCTACTTTTAAAACAGGTTTAAATTTTGGTATTTTAGATGATAATATAATACTAATATAATGGACGAAATTAAAAATGGAAAAATATTAGTAGCAAATTCTATTAACGCAATAAATTATGCTAAACAATATGGTGAGATGAATTTAAAAAATATTTATTTATTAAATATTGTAAATGAATTATTAACTAATTTAGGAAGTATTACTTTTGAAGAAAAACAATGTTTAGATACTTTATATAACTATATACGATACAACAATGTGCGAGGGAGATATAAAATCATTTAATAGTATAGTAGGACAAAAAGACTCTTGTAATAATTTACCATTAGGAATAAAAAATATAATTCCTAGCGTAGATAGTAATAGTAAGTACATAGAAGGAGATTACCAATTTGTATTAGGGGATTTTACTAAAAATTTTACGACTTCTGATAATAGTATATTTAATACAGTTCGTATAGTTAGTCTTCCATCAGAAGGTATTATAAAATTTAATAATAATCCAATATCAATTAATTTTGAATTTGATTTAAACGATATAAGTAAACTTATATATATATTAAATGGTTATATTAATTCTTTTACACAAAATTTTACATTTCAAACAAGTAATAATAATTTAAATAAATATTTTAGTAACATGGCTACATTTACATTTAATATAAATGAGTACGTAAATTTACCTCCAACAGCAGTGGGAGATAACTCAGTAACAATTGAAAATGCTGCTACATATACTTTTTCAACAGCAGATTTTACAACTAATACAACTCCAGCTTATAGTGATCCAGAAGGAGATACTGCTGCTAATCTTAAAATATTAACTTTACCTACAGACGGTGTAATTCAATTTAATAGTGTTGATGTCACTATAAATCAAATAATACCTTTTACAGGAGCTACAAGTATAACATCTGGAGCATTACAATTTATTGCTTCTCAAGTTAATGATGATTCTGATGTAGAGACATTCACATTTCAAATATCTGATGTAGGTTCTAATACTTTTGTAGGATAATGGCAACTTTTACAATAAATATAAATGAAAATATACCTCCAGTAAATATAGATTCTCAAATAACTACAACTACCGTAAGTACAGATTGTGACTCAGGAATGGTTGTTAGAGTAACTGTACCTTCAGGAGAAACACGAACTGTAAGTGTAATTAAAATAGGTCCTGCAAACTATGTGGGTGGAAATAGTAGTGGAATAACTGCCGATATAATACCATCAGCAGATGTGGTAGAACAAGTTATTAGTACTACAACTAGTTATGGTTTAATATTAGATGCTGAACCTGGAGATGGATCTGGTTCATCTTCTATAACTATTAGTACACTGGGAGGTAACTCTATACAATTAAATAGAACTCACCATTCTACACCTACATTCTGTTAATATAAATATAAATAAGATTAATATGGCAATGAATTGCGACGAAATAAACCAAGTAGCTTCTGAATTAAAAATGAAGTTTGAAGCTGGAATGAAATTAAGTGCTGATGATTTAGATTTATTAGTAGAACTAACACTAGCAGCAAGAGATTGTAGCGGAGAAGTTATTTCTATTGATTCATCTCATTATAAACAACCTTTTAATACAATAACGGATTTAACTAATTTAAATTATTTGTTGTTAACAAATCAAGAAAGGCATTATGTTAAAGAAACTAATATAGAATATATCTGGCAAGCTAGTGCTACTAGTGGCGATTATGAACCCTTTGATAAACTCACTGGTCTTCAAGGTTTTTGGAAAAGAATGGCATATACTTTATTTTCAGAATCTTTAGAAAATAGATTAACAGATTCTGTTTATGAAGATTTAATTCAATCTATTTCAGTATCTCCAACAAGTTTTGAAAAAGGAGTGTCTACTAACTTAGTGTACACTTGGAATGTAAATAAAAGAGACGATACTTTAAATGCAGTTAGTCTTAATGGAGAAGATAAACTAATAGAAGCAACAGGTATAAATAGAACTTATAATATTAATTCTCAAGTTGGTACTAAAACAATTTCATTAGTATCAAATGTAACTAAAAATAATACAACAGGTGGTACAATTGTTATTACAAATAATGTAACATCTTCAGAAAGAATACCTCAATATTTTGGTAAAGTAACTGATGGGAATATTCCTTTATTAACTTATATAGACCTACAAAATTATACTAAATTTTTAAGTACTTCAAGTGCAAAAACTGTTACACAAAGTTACACAAATGAAAAAATGTTTTTCTTATCTATAAATGCTAATGCAACAATTTTAGATGGTAATGGATTTAATGTAACACCTGCTTTCACAAAAAGTACAGTTACAATGAAACTTGCAGATGGTACAGACCAAACAATAACACAATATTTATTAAACAATCCTTTAAATTCTACAGGAACTTATATCATAAATTAAAATGGCAAAAACTTATAATAATGCAATACAACTACAACAAGGTTTTAAGTTTACAGAACCAGTAGCAAGTGATGATAGACAATATGTAGAAACTGCTTCTGATTTATTAACTATACAAGGACTTATACCTAATCTTCCTATTCACATTGAAGATGAAGATATATGGGTAGAATGGAATGGACAAGACCAAAGTATTGCAAATAATTTTACAGAAAGATTAAAACCTTTAAAAGACGATATAGTAGCATTACAAAATACAACTAACTCTTTAGTTAGTGGAATTGGTTATGCTATCCCTCAATCTGGAAATACACCTTCTAATGAACCAGTGCCTACATTAAATGGTATTTATAGAGCAGAAGCAGGAACTTATACTAATTGGGGAGGAATAGTAGTTCCTAATACACAAGGGTTTATATACGATATCCAAGTAAGTAATGTAAATACAACTCCAGTTTTTACTTTACAATCTACTGATTTAAACATTACTTTTGACACAACACCAACAGAATCAAGCACAAACGCAGTTACAAGTGGGGGTGTTTACACGCAGTATGAATACAGTTCAATTATGGATATATCTAATGCTACGGGTAATGCAATAATAGATTTTAATTCTGTAAGTAATATTTTTACAATTCCAAGTGGTACTGTATTGTTTAAAGACCAAGGGGATGAAGCAGAATTCTCTACATCACAAAGTTTAGATTGTGTAGCTAATTCACCAGAGCAATTGGTTAAAGTATTATTTAATACATTGACTTTAGTATTTAGAGTAAGGGATTATAACTTTGTATCATTAGAGGAGGAACGTGTTTTTGCTTATGTTAGAAAAGGGTCGTCTCCAACTGTTACAATTAACTGCGAACATTCTATTAATGGGGTTAGGAGTTATTTCCCTACAAAAGATGTAGTTCCTACTGATGGTAGTTTAAACGCAGTTACAAGTGGGGGTGTATTTAATGCTACATCAATTAACGGATTAACCACTGAATCTAAAAATAATTTATGGTTAGATAAAACCAAAAATAAAGAATTAAATTCTTTTGAAATTAATGCGATTGAAGGTATTAATTTAGTTCAAATAACCGATGCATTAGATGGGGATTATGCATTTAAAACGATTACTAATAATTGGAGTACTGTTGGTAATAGGTTTATTTTTGAAGTGGGGGGTGTAGATTATGGTTTTGATAACCCATTGCAAGTAGATGGTTCTCCAATGGATAATAATGGAATAAATAAAATACTTTTCCCTTTAGGTTCTTCACAACTATATTTAGAAATAGACTACTCTTTTTATGTTGAGGAAATTATTTTAAATTCGCCATTAATGTATATTGATAAATCAACTTACATAAATAAAAAATTAATTGGTGCTGATTTAATACCAACAATTCAAGGTGATATCACCACTTTACAAACTAATTTAACGACAACAAATAAACAAGTAAATGTTAATTCATACATACCAGAATTTAAATTAACTATTGAGGATGGTGTTACAAATCCTAAAATAGTTTTTCCATCAGATAGTCCCTTGGTGATTGGTGTTAATAATGGGTATTATAGACTACCTTTTAGTACTGAAATGGAATTTCCATCAAATTATTCTGTACTTTGTATTGATATTGAGAATTTACCCGCTAATAGTAACGATTCTGTAACTTTAGTTTTTAAGACTGCTTACGAGCCTTATGATATGACTAAATTCAAACCTATTGTATCTTTTTGGAACGCAAACAGAGGAACATACATTTATCCAGAGTTTAAACAATTCTTTTTAGATGTGGTTGATTCAATATTTAGTGATAAAACTCTTGCAATAATGGGCGATAGCATTATGATGTTAATGCGAACTAATTTCACAACATTAGATACTCAAAATTGGGATGCTTTAAAAAATGAATTAGCTGTAAAAGATTTAATTAATTTAGGTTTAGGTGGTGCAATTGTAGCTGAAAGACCAATTATAACAGATGCACCTTTGCCAGATGACGCACAAGAAACTTGTTTACCTAATGAGTTTAGATGGTTGAAAAGATTAGTGGATGCAGGTACAAGAGAAGCACCCGATGTTCTAATGATTTGGATAGGTACAAATGGAGCGGGTGAGCCAAATCCAGATAACTATGATTCTATAATGGCATTAGATTGGGCAACGCTTTCAGATGATGTTTTAGGTAAAGTCGATAGGTCAACTTTTTATGGTGGTTTAAGATATACGCTTGAATCAATTGCAAGAGAGTGGAAATATTGCACAACTATAATTTTTACACCTATTCAATCCAATCCAACTGATTACAGAACATATGATGCTTTAGCTAAAACTGGTGATGCACTTAAAAGAATGGGTGGTAGATATGCTTGTAAAGTTGTGGATGCATTAAATGAAATTGGTATTATTGATATGTTAGAAGTTGAGGGTGGTAATGGTGATTGGTTTGGAGATGGCATACATCCAAATGCAGAGGGAAAAATACTATACAAAAACTTTACATCAAATAAATTAAATGTAAATTATTTTTCAAAAAAATAATAGAATAAATAAATTATGTACAGTAACCCACACGCAGCAGTAGGATTAAATAAATTAAAAAAAACGGGTAGGTAAAATCTACCCATTAAAACAAATAAAAATCACATCATGTACAGAATAAAAATATCAGGAAATTTTTTAGTAATATTAAATGAAACTGACCAATCAGAACATGCAAGACATCCTTTAAAGGATTCTGATTATGAAATATTTGATGAGTTAACCAGTGATCCTTTAATTAGGTTCACTGGTATTAATAAATATTTTGGTATAAAATCAGGTAATAAATCAGAATTTAGATTTAATGAATTGTTAGATGATTCTGGTGTAGCTTTCACATCATTTAGTGTATTAAGTGATCTTTTAGATAATAATCTGGGAAAGTCTAGTGCTTTAACCTCTACAGGGGTTGAGACGTTAAAGCATTTCATATATAATCCTGCTACTGATAAATTAGAAGCTGATAGAGCTATCGAAACTACTCTTAACTCACTATTCTTAGGTGAGCAACACAAGATGAGTTCAGGTTCTGAAAACATATTTTTTACTAACTTAACTTCAGATATTAATTTCTTTCCAATGTGGGGAGGATTAAAAGACCAAAGCTTAACAGCTAATCAAGGTGCTAGCGGTTTTATACCACCTAGCGGTAGAGTTTATTCAGATATGTTTAGTTTGCCATTAAGAGGCAATCCTAATCCTATTACGGCTGTTCCTTATTCAGGACCTAACTTCTTTGGAGTTAACATTACAGGCTTAGGTATAACTACAACAGCAGCAGAAGATGTTGCTCCTACCACTAAATTAGAGTACAGGATAGAGATAGCTGGTAAAAATGTGTACAAGCAAGTTTTACCTAGAGCAGCAGCACGTTCTTCAGCAGGTTCACAAATATATGCAGGAGATGTTATTGAGTGGTTTTTTGACCACCCTGTAGATGTAAGAGCAGGTACTACTTTGTATGCTGAGATTATGAAGGTAGACATAGCTACTGATACTGATTTAGGAGTTTTCTTAGTAAGAGAAGGTGACACAGCAAACCCTGACGGGTCTATGCAATATCAAGCTATCGTTCACAATAGATTATTTGAAGATAAAGATTTAGAATTAATTAGTCCTTATTTGAAGTACAAAGCAATGGACTTTGGATTAGATTCTACGGGTTCTACAATACTTTTAAGAGACCTAAGCTTAGGAAGTGATAGTTTACTAGTGCCACACGCTGTAAACACTTTAGAAGCTACCGCAAACGGTACAGAGATAACTATCAAAGTAAAAGATGGTGCTAAAATTATAGTTGAAAGTTTACCCGTTAATGCAGTAAGTATAAACGGTTCCTTTGTAAACTCTGTACTAAATCAGGCAGTAGTGCAATTAAATGAAATATTTACTAATACAGCGGGTTTTGCTTCAGGTGGAGGAAACGATGTGACTAATTTTGTATTATCAGGAAATGACTTGACTATTAGCTTAGATGATGGCACTTCTTTTACTGTAGATGTAACTTCTTTAGGAGTTAGTACAGATAAGTTTGTAGTGAGTGGTGTAGTAAGTGGCTCTAACTTAATTTTAACTATGGACGATGCTACAGAAATTACTATTGATGCATCTAATATGATTAATGGTTCAAGTGGATTAGCTTCTAACTCAGGTTGGAATATATCTTATGGAACTAATGCAAATGATTCAGTAGCAACATCTACTAACGACTCTACAGTAAATCAACAAATGCCGTTTTACTTTGGTCAAGCTTTAGAGCAAGGCTCAGAGTTTAAATGGAACTTCCAATCTAATGGGGGGGCTAATTTAATCTTAGGTATATGGGATGGAGCAGAAGTAGCTACAGCTTACAATGGTGGAGCAAATACTGCTTCTAATTGGGGTACAATGTTTTCTTATGCAGGTGGTTTTATAGATGGTTCAAATAGCACTTTACTTACAACCAATTCAGGAGCTAAGTATGTAATACCTACGGGAGATGCTATGGGAATAAGATTTGATAACTCAGGTTATTTAACACTAATACATTATACTGCAGGAACAGAGGTAGCAGTAGCTAAGACTGATATAGCTTTAGCAGTTACATCTTTCAATATGCAAATGTATACTTGGGCTAATGGAGTATTACCTAATGGTATTATCAATAATGTTGATTACATTTGGGATATTGTTCATGACTTTGCTAATACTGAAGCAGGTATCATTAATGGTATCTTAGACCATACAGTATTAAAGAGTGCTATCTCTATTAAAAAAGGAGAGAAGCTAATGTTTATGTTAGATGAAGTTGGTCAAGGTGATTACTTTGGTACTAACTATACTGCTGCATCAAGTGGAGTAAGTACTGCTGAAGAACAGCTAGATAATGAATTTAAGTATGAAACTAATGAGGCTTTAAGTTTTGAGTTTGGTGGTACAGGAGATTGGGATGTAAATACTAATGCTACATACTATTTTGATAATGGTGCTGGTGTAGTAGGATATAGAAAAGGTGGAGCAGGAACTATT